AGGCAACTTTGTTTTTTGTTACTGCGGACATAATAACCGAACGGTCTTCCGCCATACTCTCAATATTTGTAGTTGCATCATCACTTGAAACTTTTACTAAATTCAAAAAGCCTAAACTGTGTGTATGTGCAACAACGTCTTGTAAGATATCTTTCATTTGCCTTTACTCCTATATTACATTATATTTAGATTTTCAGCATTTGTCAAGTTCTTTTCTTGGCTGATGTAATCTATGATATCAATTTTTGAACGCCAACCCAACGCCCAAAGTTCTTTTGGATTGCTTTTATTGTCAATCCTCTCGTGTTTGTCTCCAACCGTTTCTATATAGTTGGTACAAAACCTTTTGGCAAGTTCTCGGATTGATGTTGACTTGCCTGTTCCTAAATCAATAACTCCACGTACATCTACGTTAGTATCAATAAGAATTCTTATTGCCTCCATGACATCTTCTGCATGGATAAAATCTCTATAATGGTTGTTTGCATACTTCACTTCATTTCTAATTAATTTTGGTATAAACATATCTTCTCTACCAACTCCACCTACGATAGTTGTAAATCTTAATCCAATACTATTCTTTGGAGCCATTTCTTCTACTATGTGTTTTGAAAGTGCATAGGGATTTCTTTCTGGTTCTTTTGCAGTGCTTGAACTTGCATATATAATTTTCTTATCCTTGTGTGTATCAAATAATCTTTTACTTGCTAGAACGTTATTTTCCCAATAAATTTTAGGTTGTGTTAAACTTCTACGTACACCGCTTTCACCTGCTAGATGTATTACTATATCAATATCCCAATCAAGTTTACAAGTTAATAAATTATTTCTTTCTTTTTTATCCAAACCTATTACCACATGGCCATGAGTATTTAGGTACTTTGTTAATAGTGTGCCTAAAAATCCTTTATGACCTGTTAGTAATATTTTCATTTAAACTCTTCTCTAATATATCGTTGTAATTCATGATCACCTACGTTTTCAGGAATACGTTTTTTATAAAATAATTCGTAACTGTCTGAACCATATTTTCCCACACCATATAATTTTGTAGCATCTTCTCCGTCCCAAGTTAAAAAGTCTTTGGTCATTTGCCTTATTATATTTTCACGTCTATTGTAAAATCCTAAACTTTTAATTACTTTTATTACAGTAGACTTTCTGCTTTTTAAAAATGCTTCTGGAGTAGGCCATTTATCAAAAAACTCTGGCAATACTCTTTTCACTTGCATTCTTCCTGTTTGGTTCAAACAAATAACACCTACAAAGTGTTGCCATAGATTATCGACCTGTTGTTGTACCATTAAATTAGGATCCATCATTTTCATTTGGCTTGTCTTCCTTTTCTATTTGTTCCATCTCATCTAACATTTCATCATATGACTTTCCAGGATTTTCCCAACTGTTGTATGCAGGCATCTCTTTATAATAAGGATCATTGTATTCTGGATCATCTACACCTTCCACTGCATTTACTTCTGGAACATAATGTTTTAACATATTTTCAACGCCTAATTTTAAAGTTACTGAACTACTTGCACAACCACTACAGGCACCACTCATAAGCATAAGTGCAACACCTGTCTCCATGTCAAAGTCTTTTAACTTAACAACACCACCATGCATTTCTACTCCTGGTTGAATATTGTTAGCAACTATGTGATTAATATTTTCTATAATTTCTTCTTTTGTCCTATCGCTCATTTTTTAACTCCAAAGTGTTTAAAAGTAGACTGAATACACTTTGCTTGATAGTAACAGTCTGCTAATGCATTATGCAATTCTTCTTGAATTGCTTTACGTGGATCTTGTGGCATCATACTAAACACAGTTCTACTATCTCTGATCTGCCAGAAGTTCCAAGGAAAAGGTTGTCCCATTTGTTTATAAAGATGTTCTAGTATCGCATAATCAAACAATGGTCCTTGACACCATAATTCAGAACAACCAACTGTAAATTTATTAAGTTGTTTTAAAAGTTCATTAACACTTACTCTATCATTATCTCCTAGTGCTTCTTCTCTAATTTTAGGATCTTGTTTGCCCCACCATTCTAATGTGTTGTCATCTACAGTTCGACCTAGTTCAGTTTGTTCATCTACGTTTACTCTAAGATATAATCCTGAATGTGGTTCAGTATCACTGTATGGATCAAACTTAATTGCTCCTACTGTCAGAATAGCACAATCATTAGTTACACCTAATGTTTCTAAATCTATCATTCCATGTGTTGCCATACTATACCAACTTTATTAAAATTACAATTTGTAGAACTAAGACAGCAATCGGCACTATTGTTCTAATAAACTCCATAGTGTGATTGTATTCATCTAACTTTCTTTCAAATTTGTTTCTTACTTTTTTTAGTTTCATATTACTCTCCAAAGTCAAATAAACTGTTAAACGTATTTTTTTGTTTAGTGCTTTCTAAGTCATAACTTAAAACACCAATCAAATTCCCAAGTTTGTTATCAATGATTGTTTCTTCCATTGCTTCACCATCAAAAGGAAGTTCCTTAAACCATTCAGGCAAATGTAATTCATCAGTTGGATATGCAACACTTGTATATCCTAATGGATTCTTTTTAAGTTTACATACAACAACTTTCATACCATCAACAATTTCTTGTGAGTATTTGTCGCCATTCATTTTTTTAAGTGTGTTCCAATTAATACTTGCTCTAACGTGTCCAGGCATATTTGCTTTACCTTGGCGTTCTTCTAGTTTCTGATAATGTCCTATTTTGTTTGCACGTTTAGGTGACCCTTTTTCATAACCAGGACGTTTTTTAAATTCTGTTCTAAATTTTGCAATAGCATCTAATATTTCTTTTTCTCCTTTTTCTTGCAACACCATAAGCAATAATTCACTCAAGAAGTCCTGCATAAACACAGGAGTATCTGAACGTTTAAGATCAAGACCCATTGCTTTTACTTTACCTGGCTTGCCATCTACATCTTTACGTTCTCCTTCATCATCATATATCAATGCCGCATAACGTTTTTTAGTGATATACAAACCAGACTCCGCAACAATTTCTCTACCTGCCGCAATTACTTCTGCTCTACTCTTAGGGCAATGAAATGCTTTATGCATAAATTTTTCAAATGTTTTGTTTGCTTCTCCACACACTTGATCATAAAGTTGTATAACACTTTCCTTCGTCCAAGGAATTTGTCCTGCTTCTATTTCTTTTTTAAGAATCGGAAATGCACTAAAATAAACAGAGTCAGTATCACCATATATTATACTTTTTCCTACATGGTCATATTCTCCTGTGATAACTTTGTTTACTTCGGCGCTCATATGTTTTGCAATCGCTCTACCTGTAAGTGTAGTTGATTGACCAATACGTTTATCAAAGAATCTACAACCTGGATTAAGGATAGCACCATACAAACTATTTAGGTTAATCTTTTTAACAAGTTGTCTTTTATCCCAAAATTCTATTTCTGCTTTGTTGCCTGCATCAATTGATTTCTTCTTCATTCCTTGCATTTCTTTACGTTCACTATACCAACGTTTTAGAAGTCCTGGAATAACACCTTCATGTTCATATGTAAAGATAGTTCCATTAGCACTGAGCATCCATGGATTATTGCTATCATGAATTATTTTGTAAATTTGTGCACCACTCATTACTTCTGATTCACCGTTCTCAAAGTCAACAGTGATGCTGACATCTCTACGTTGTTCCATTACTGCATCATATTCAAGTGTTGCAAACTTACCTTCCCATGCACCTGCAAAGGATTTCTTTTTCAAGTTCATTTGTTCAGAAATAAAGTTTTCTGTATGTTCAGGGCGTAGTTGTCCAACAATAGTTGCTGGATCCATATTTAATGCTCTAATAACACTAGGATATAGACTGTTTAAGTCCATGCTACCTATCCACTTATGTACACCAATCTTTGGAAAGGCTACATAAGCACCTGCGGCCGCAGTATTTTCTTCATCACGTCTTGGTCTATTAGGAACCTGCATACCACGTCTATGTGCTTCATTTACAATCGCTTGTTCTGTAACTGCAACTGCACCCATTGTGGTCTGTAGCAAAACAGTATTTGCATGAGCAAGTTCATTTGATAAATCTATGAACTTTAGTTTTTGGTCCAACTTGTCCAGTAGTGCAACGTCTTGTCTGTTGTACTCAATGAACGTTCTGAAATCATTGTTATAAAGTTGATCGAGTGTACCTTCATACACAGTTTTTGTTTCGCCAACTTCCATTTCTCCAATGGCATCAAGTCTATAAGTGTGTCTTTCTTCATATGTGTATTTACGATATAATTCTAAACTATCTAAATGCACTCTACCTATTAGGTCATAGGTGACAAGTGTTCTTCCAAACTTTTCATATTCTCTTTTCTTAGGAAGTTGATCCCAAAGACAAAAACGTCTTGTATCATTTTTACTTAATACTCTAGCAACACGATTTACACAATAAGGAATATCATATCCTTCACTGTTCCAACCTGAAATAATATCTGCATCATCAATTAAATCTAAGAAAGTTTTAAGCATATCTGCTTCGTCAGTAAATAGATGTGTGTTTGGAAAGTCTTTTACTTGTTGTTGTGCTTGTTCCATTGTTAGTGTCTTAGGTGGAACTGCAAGTGTAACAAGACTATCTAACCATTGTAAGTGTACAGTGATTGCAGTAATTGGCATGAATGGATCACCTGGATCAGCAAAGCCACGTTCTGGATCAAAGTCAGTTTCAATGTCAAAGAATGCTACATTAAGTTTCGGAGCATCATGATTAAGATAATTTGTTGATAAGCATTGAAATATAGGATTGATATCGCTTTCAAACAGATCCTTGTTTTTGTTTATTGCTAGTTCTTTTCTAAAATCTTTTGTATTCTTACAAGATATCTTATTTAGAGGATCTCCATAAATGCTTTTATACTTTCCTCTTTGGTCACCATAATAAAATGTGTATCTTACTGGATATTCTGTGAAGTGTCTTTTTCCATCTTCACGACGCTCGACCACCTGTATCTGATCTGCTTCACGATTAAAAAATGCGTCTACGTAACTCATTACTTCTCCTATATGTCATTTGTGGCTGACAAATACCAAATAAACGTTTATGGCCGTTTGTACCTTACTTAAAATACTCTTCTGCATCGATGGCTTTATCATCGATCCATTTATCATAATGTGGTTTGCCTAGTCTTATGCTTGTTGACTTGACTCCCCATTCGCCTAATTGCCTTTCAGTAAACTCTGTCCAATCTTTACCAGACTTGGCACCACGTGCCGTCCAATAGTGTATTTCATTGCCTTCATCAAATAATTTATTAAGCCTATCAATACGATCATACCTTGGTTCACTGCTTTCATAATTATTACCTTTAGTATAACATATTGTTCCGTCGATGTCAACCATGTAAATCAATATTTAGATCCTTTCGGTGTATCAAAAAAATGTTTTTCGTCCATTGCTTCTCTTATCTTTCTAAAAACCATATTATGTGGATATGTTTTATAATAATCCGTTTTATATAGTTTTTCACTTGCCTTTTTGGTTTCTGTTAGCCTTTGTATTATAAACAATCTAATAGTTGGATCATTCAATTCATTTTTATAATGGTCGTAATTGTATTCAATAAACAACAGATCTCTTTCTGTAAAATAAGGTGTCTTGCATAATCCAATTAAATCTTGTCCTTCGTTTCTGTCTTTTACACCATGTAGTACTATCAATAGTCCATGCACACCGTCATCATACGGAAAGTTTATCATGTGTTTCATGATATCCATATATTGGTCTGTATGAATTATTGGAACTTTTGAACTGTATGCCCAAGGACATCTTGCAGTTGAACCATCTTCTGGTGCTGAAAGTTCTTTTAAATGTTTGTCTAACCAATTATCTATTCTTTTCTTTTCTGACTCATTTACCATGCAATTATGATTCCACCTATACCAACTAGTGCAAGAATAGAATTAGTAATTATAAGACTCCATTCTTTCCACATAATTGATACCGCTAACCATATAAGTCCACCACAGGCAAGTACTAAAGGTCCCAAAGGATAAAGTTCTTTCTGCGTGTTAATAGCAGTACCGATTATCAACACCGTTGTTGCTAACCATTTTAGATAAAAAGTTATATCTTTATTTGTCTTTTCCAACTGTCACCACCAATGTTTCGAGATCATCAAAAGCATCAGCATGAGCCTGCCAGTCACCTTTATGTGCAATTTTAATTGCCTTATTGATAAGTGTAGGTTTGATTTCTAATTCTTCTGCTATTGCCTTTACTGTATCTCTTAAGCCTGTTTGTAAATCTTCAATTTCTTGCATAACTGTCGCGCCTTCATTAACCAAACGTTCCAGTTTTGCTTTTTCGTCCGGTCCATATGTTCTATCAGACATTTTATTCTCCTAGTTAATTGTGTAATTATATACTCGTGTACTAACAATGTCAAGTTAATTTTATTTAACTTTAACAACTTTTGGTTTATCTGTATCTGGCTGTATTATTTGGATTCTTCGTCTTTGGTTTTGTATTGCCATTCATCAGTATGACCTACTGCCCATTTTGGAGTGTTTTCAACTGTATAATTTTGAGTGCATACTTTGAAATCTGGTATTTTCTTTTCCGGGTGTACCAAACTTTGATCTGTGAATACAGTTCTGTTATTTGGTTGTGCGGCAAATTGACCGTTGTCTAATTTTATTATGTTAAATGTTTTGTGTTCTGGATCATGCTCTGAAAAATTTATATCAATAGTTGAATGTTGTGTATGACACGTGTCAAGTGTAAACATATATTCGCCCTTGTGCATTTTTTTATCTTTGCCAAAAAATTCACAGTTTGCTAACATAGGTTTTTTAATTACAGTGATATCATAATCAAAGCAGTCCCAAATTTGTAGTGTGTCTAATGGTAGTTGATCATCTTTATTGTAATCTTCCTTCCAAACAAATGCTGATATAGGAAGTTTGTCATATAATGCACCATAGTCTGTGAGTAGAGTTTCAAAATATAATGCTTTACCCATTATACTTCTAATTGATATCCATATTCCAGGAGTAAGTTCGCCATGACCTTTTTGATGATCGTATAGGTATTCTTTTTTTACGTAAACTTCTACAGGTGGTAGGTTGTGTACTAAGAAAGCCATTTGCGTCCTTTTTTAATTTTTAATTAGTACAGTATTTATTATTTTTTCTTCTTACGCCCAGCACAATGAGCCTTTTGAGAGAATCCTTTAGGGTTGGAACAGTTAATACTTTTCTTGTATTTTGCTGACCATTTTTCAGGGATTATTTCTTTTGCCCTCATTTTGTCTTGACGTTCTTGGCTTTACCGCGTCTATTTTTGTTTGGATCTTCGCGACGCTTACGACTTGCGGCTTTTTTACGGCCTTTTTTACCTAGTGCGTATGCTTTTGCGGCTGGTAAACACTTAGGCTTACCTTCTTTAGAACTGCCTCTAGCACATTGTCCTCTTACTTTTCCATCAGGACCGAAACGCACCCACTTTTGTTTGAACCATTTTTTAAGATTTTCGTTTAATTCTACTTCTTCAGAAAATAATAGGTTACCACATCTTACACAATAATCTACGTGTTCACGTTTGACACAGTTAGGTACACGTTTTCCGAACATGGTTTTCATGCCCTTCTTTTCGTAACCCTTCCAACAACGTGTTCCTTCTGTTTGTTTACCGTAAGTAATACACGGATCCTGACCACATCCGCAGTTTTTCTTTTTCTTTTCTTGGAATTCTTGATAACGCATTACTTACTCTTGTTGCCCCAGTTCTTAGCACCCTTTTTTCTGCACTGAACTAAAGCACCAGAGGCGTAAGCACTTGGCCAAACTTTATATCTTGATTTTACTTTGTGATAACAAGCATCTTTCTTTTCTGCTAATTGGTCAAACTCTTCTTCTGTAATTGCTTTCCCAACTGATTCTTCTAAAGAATTGTATGATTCTTTTTTCTTTTTATTATGCTTGTCTTTAATTTTTCCTATTTCTTCTGCACTCGCACCTTTACCTGCGGCACTTTGAATCTTTTTCATACCATCTTTTCCGTACTTTTTTACACCTGCACGGTACATGATACCACTTTCATCTGTTTCTTGATCTTTGCTTTCTTTCTTTGCCATCTTTGTTGCAGTGGCATACATTACTGCTTCAGCATCATCACCATAGCGATCTTTAAAGTCGCCTTTGGCTTTTTTCATGCCTTTGACGTACTTTTCTTTTTTCTTTTCTTCGCCTTTGGTTAATGAACGCTCAGTCTTTTTTTTTGAAAGAACTTGACCTAATTGTTCTGCTAATTGTTCTTTGTAGTCTATGGATTCTTTTTTATCTTTTTTTGCTTCTTTGTCTTTTACTGCTTTTTTCATTGGCTCTTTTTTATCGCCATCTTTATCCATATCTAAAAAGTCTGGTTTTGCTTTTGCTTCTGTTTGAACTTGTTCGAACTTTTGTTCGTAATCCATATGATGATAAACACTGCTTAGATAGTCACCTGCTTTTGTTATTTTAGATTGTACCCAACCTTCTAAACCTTCTTGTTCTGAAACACCTTTAAGCATTTCATGAAGTTTAATTGCATACTTTCCTATTTTGTATAACTCAGCACGAGCCATTTGCACTTCATGGTCTTTCTCAACCTTGTGTGCCAAATCTGCTAAACCTTCGTTTCTTAATTCTTTCTCTTTCATACTAGTATTTACCTCTTTTGAATGTTTCCACCAAATAGACTTGCACCCTTCATATCAAGTGCATTTACGGCTGTTCCTTTAGGGGTCTTTTTTTGGTCTGCTTTAGGAACACCCTTAC